CGTTTCAGATAAAGAAACAGATGTTCCTAGTAATTCACCATCAACGAGTCCGTTAATATCCGAACCTAATTGTGTCCACGATCCCGATACTAACTTGAATACACGGACACGACCCTTATTTTGATTAGGATTATCTATGATACCATCTTCTGGACTGGTATCAACCTGTAACTCATACTTGGGTTCACCTATAGCTATAGTGGTTCCATCAGGTGATATGGCCACCGAGTATCCCGAGTCATCATTCGCGTTAGTACCTATAATACTTCCACCCAATTGCTTGGGTTCGAGTGCTACACTCTCATTCTCAATCTCAAACTTTGTATTCCTTAAAAACCAATGAAGACATTTAACGGGAATGTTCGGAACGAGATTCGTTTGGATTATCGGATTGCCGAGTTCGCTCACAGTCGTTGGATGTTTTCGAACTATATCCGTCACAATAGTCTGAGGTTCGTGTCCAAGATATTTCCTTTCTTCGGGGCTCACCGTCATCTCTTCCGTGATGAGCTTGAATTCATCGAGAATCAATGTATCAAGTGTATCAGTAAAAAATGACTGGTTATGAAACTCTAGTACAAACTCAATTTTCTGTTTATGTACGGCACATGTAGGGAAGTAGGGTCTATTTGGTTTATTCGTAGTATACTCATCACTCGCGTACTTGCGTGCAAAGAAAAATTGTAATGGAATCATGAGATCTGTTTCGAGTCTTGAAACCGAATCCGTTTTTGTTGAGTCATCGAAACCTATACTTCTATTTACAAGAAACCTATTCGCCACTTTTTCTGAAAGTTCTAAATACAACTCATCATAAATGATTCCCCAATCACCTTCAATCTTTTCAAGTTCGGTATCATCCACATACATTGCGACACTTTTGAGAATATGACGACCCAATTGATCTGCATAATTTCCATTCGTAACTCGAGGCATCTTTATACTCAACCAAAGATTACTCAAAAGATCACCCATGTTTTGGGGATTAAACTGCACCTTGATGGTCTGTCCGAATGGCCAATTAGGAATCTGACCGGTATTGATGACATTCTTACTCCTATGATACTTTCTAAAATTCGAGTGTCTTTTCGTAGTATTTGGGTTAAAGAAAGATTCCGCTGGATTCTTGCAAAGCAAGTATGTATCTTGCTTTCCAATAGCTTTAAGTGAAATCTTTGCCGCTTCACCCATACTTATCTATTGTCTACATATTTTTAATATCATCTTTCCACATTGTCATAGGAGAAGTAGACTTCATAATCTCGAGTTCCTTCTTTGCCTGTTTGGACTGTGCCAAAAGCTCTCTGACACTCTCATCCGTGTACTGAACTGTCTTGATGTTTAGAAGGTAGTCATAGCTTCCATTTACTTCTGGGAATAGACCAGACAATTGGTTCTCAAGATCCTGTTTTTTGCGACGGAAGACCACAATATCTCCGTTGATAACCATAGACACAAAACGAGACTTGTAGTCACACATCTTAGATTTAGCCTCAAGAACCTTGATGAGATACTCTTTCCTCTTGTCATAATATTCACGACGAATGGTTATGAAGTCTGTTAGAATATCTTCAGGGGTTTCATACTTGTGGATACCTCGTGTAGGGTGGAACAGATGCATGTTCGAGGTTCGGAAAGTCTTTTGAAGCTTGAGATCCTTGACGACATCTTTACCATTGTAGTCTTGGATGAGGAAATCCACATTCTCTGTTGTACTGTTATTCGTGAAACCACTAATGATTTTCTTTTCAACGAGGGTATCCAGATGTTCTTTGTAATCTTGGGTCCAGCGTCCCGGTGGGAGTTCAGTCACCTTAACTGTTCTTCCAATGGCGCTCCACATACCTTGTGTCATCCACGAATCATCATCTTGTTCAAACACTTTTCCCTTGAAACCTCTGAACCAAGGCTTCATCCTTTTGATAGGATTACCATCGAGAAAGTTGAGGATGTTGTCTCGAATATCTTTGGGGTTAAATGGAGGTACATAGCAACTGAAACCGGTGCCAATACCCTCTGTGCCATTCACAAGTACCATCGGGAGAGTGGGCATGTAAAAGTCGGGTTCGATTGAGCGACCATCGTCGTCTAGGTAGGTGAGAATCGCGTCATCTCGGGGATCAAATACATTCCTCGCTTCAGGTGTCAATCTCGTGAAGATATAGCGTGTCTGGCTGGCATCTTTCCCACCCATAAGTCGTGTCCCAAACTGCCCACAAGGCTCTAGGAGATTCACATTGTTGGAGCCTGTATAGTCATTGGCTAACTTCACAATGGTGTCGGCCAAACTTACTTCACCATGATGGTAAGCAGACTTTTCAGCCACATAAGCAGCCAGTTGAGCCACTTTCATCTCCGCAGTCAAATTCCTTTGAAAGCAAGAATACATCACCTTACGTTGTGAAGGTTTGAGTCCATCACAAACGTGGGCGATAGAACGCTTCAAATCAGCGAGTGAAAAATTCACCAGATCTTTGTGAACAAAGTCCGAGATGGCCAATTGTTTTACTTTCCCGTAGGGTACTTCAAGTTCTTTGGCTTCTTTGGCGGTACTTTCTAAAAGCCATGTCTTACGGTCATCAGCCTTCTTCTTGTCAAATGCCAATGTAATAGATTTATCAGACATTACATCTGTATTAAACTTGACAGTAAGATCTTCGATTTTCTTGAAGTACTCCCTAGCCTCCACAGAAGTTGACGTACCCAAACCCTTATAGTACTTGATACGCCAACCGGATTGTCCATTTCCATACCACGCACGAAACGCAGAATCTGTATAGAAGGATTTACTTTGATTACCCCTAGAAGCCTTGATGATTGGAGTCACCATCGAAACAACGAATCCCAACTTGAGGAGACTCGGCCAAAAGTAGTCAATCATATTGAGGATGAGACCCTTGATGTGAGAACCATCGTTATCCGCGTCAGTCATGATCATGAGACGACCATAGCGAAGCTCGGAGACGCTCGTGTACTCCTTTCCTTGTTGGAGACCCAAAATCTTCTTGAGATCGTTGAACTCTTGATTTCCAGTCAACTGTGTAACAGATGCATCTCGGACATTCTTACACTTACCACGTAGGGGGAAGACACCGTAGTGATCTCGACCCACCACCGAGAGACCAGCGACAGCGAGAGTCTTCGCCGAGTCACCCTCAGTCACGATGAGTGTACACTTAGAAGATTGTGCCGTACCAGCCTTGTTCGCATCATCCAACTTGGGGATACCAGTAATTTTGGACTTCCTGGCTCCATCAGTCTTCTTGAGTTCCTTCATCTCCTTGAACTTTGAAAGTGCCAGGAGTTCATCTGCAATACCAGTCTTGAGAGCATTCTTGACGAATGTCTTGGGGAGTTCAAACTTTGAACCAAAGTCGGGAGACTTCGAGGTACACTCAGACTTCACCTGGCTGGAAAAGTTGGGGTTCTCGAGGGTCGCCTTTACGAAAATTGTAAAAGCATTCTTCACCTGTTGAGGCTTCAATTTGATCTTCTTCGCCATATCCTCGATGATTCCATTGGCGACAATGTTCGCCACATGATCGACGTGTGTACCACCCTTCATGGTGCAGAGACCATTCACAAAGGAGATTTGCTCGAGACCATTCTCAGACGGTCCGATACACACTGACCAGCGGTCTCCGGATACAGATGCAACCTGATCAACACCTTCATGCATTTTGGCATAGGCTTCAAAGTTTTGTTTGGGGAGGACATCTCCATTGAACTTCACTTTACAGTTTTGAGTGGTACAGATGTTCGCATCCCAAACTCGTTTCTGGAAAATGCTGTAGATGGTATCATCCATTTTGGACATTCCGAACCTCTTCCACTCGGGTGTGAATGTGATGGAGGCGGATGACGTAGCACCCGAATGTTTTTTGATTTTTGGTGGGTCACAGACAGTCATGTTCTTTGACCAAGATTGGGTATACGTCTGTTTCGTCTCATGGTCCTTGATAGCGATCGAAAAGTCACTCGAATAAATGTTCGCCAACTTGGCACCATAGCCATTGCGACCCCCGACGATACGTTTTTGAGAGTCATCATAGTTGGTACTCGTGAGGAGGTGTCCAAAGACAAGTTCAGGATTCCAGAGACCCTCCTTCTCGTGCATACGAACACCGATGCCACCGAGTGGACCATTATTCTCGATGGTCACGGAACCCGAAACCTTATCGATAGCGACGGAGATGGAGTTGACCTGTTTGGGGTGGAGAGAGTTGCGGTCGATGGCGTTGACCAGGATTTCATCGAAAATTTTCAAGAGAGCTGGGGAGTACTTGAGGTTCTTCTTGGAGAACTTGTCACCATCAAGGATCCAGTAGGGTTCTATACCCAATTCAACTGGACCGACATACGAGTCAGGTCTCTTGAGAACGTGTTCGATATGGGTGAGTTTTTGAACTGATTCCATACTTTTCTTGATTTTATTACAACTCAAAACTCTAACTTATGTTCAGTTCATCCAAAAGATTCAATTTATCACACCACTTTTTCATTTTGTTCACACTCGTAATGAAATCTTTCATCGAATTTCTACCAGTAGTTTCTTTCCATCGCATCGTATTTTTAGGCATTTTCATATTGTCGACGATATAATCCAAATAGTTTAGGAAAAGTTTGAGTCGATCTCTAAATGTATTAATGTACTGTTTTTGCTGTTGTGTAATTAGTTTCGGATATCTTCCGTTATGACGTTGAATATATGGTTCTGTGATGGTACCAATGTTGTAGAACACGTCACAACAGAATACCCATTTGGATGTGTTTAAATACTCTTGTAGATGTTTGTTGAAATCGGTATCTTCATCACGAGTGTAACTTTGTTGGATTAAACTGTCGAGATTTACCTGAACACCCAAAAAGGGTGAGTGGATTGGAAACAGTTTCGCATATTTCGAAGATTTGCCAAAATTCGCGGATATAATTTGGCCGCAGTAGTCACTCCATCGTCCCATGTTACACGTTTCGCGCCCGAGTTTGAACCAAAATTTATAGTCCATCCTGATCATTTCGGATCTACAAATTGGGCATGTAGGACCTATCATTTCACACGTTTCAATCCATTTTGAAATACACTCTTTGTGATATTTGTGTCCACAATTCAGTGACACGATCGGTTCTTTAGAACACTCGAAGCACACACATTCGTCAAAAGTTTCATCCACTCCTTCATTTTTTATAGGAGGTTTCGGTGAAGGTAAAAGATACACTTGAATTTCAGAATCAGGGATTTCCATATTTTTCTTGGATTGATTACAACTCAAAACTCTAACTTAGGTTGAATTTAAAAATAAACATTCATACAAAATATATGCTCACCCTCGCCTCCGTCAAGCCCCACGTAAACACTGCTCGTAGGTTTGAGAAGCGTGTCAACAAAACCCTCGTCAAATCAGCTGTGAAGGTCATCGACAGGGTTTACCAGGATCGAGATTATGCCCGGTTCTATGTCCTCGAGACGGTCGCTCGTGTCCCATACTTCTCATTTGTCTCCGTTCTACACCTCTACGAGACCCTAGATATCTGGAGACGCGCCGATTACCTAGAGACACACTTTGCTCAGACCATGAATGAGTACCACCACCTTCTCATCATGGAAGACTTGGGTGGTGATGAACGTTTCATCGATCGCTTCTTCGCACAGCACACAGCCTTCGCGTATTACTGGTTGACGTGCCTCTTGTATGTGGTGTCACCTCGAATGGCCTACAATCTCTCCGAACAGGTGGAAGAGCATGCCTATCACACGTATGACGAATTCCTCAAGAATCATGGTACGAGTCTCTCTCTCGAGCACCCACCAGCTGTGGCTTCAAACTACTATGGCGATGTCAATAACCTATACGACGTTTTTACCCGAGTTAGAGACGATGAAGGTGACCATGTGAAGACGATGCAGGACTGTCAGAATGACACTTTAAATGTTGTCTAATAATAGATGCCGACACTCAAGCAATTGGAGAATGAATTGAGAAATCTTAAACGACAATTATTAAACGCTGAAAATAACAATAGAAACAATAGAAATAACACAAACACGAATTACTCTAAAAATAAGAACGTCGCGGTATGGATGAATCGTGAAATGTCACCGGGTAATAAGACGAATATTAAACCTTCGAACCGAGCGTATCTCAAAACGAACGTATCTAAAAATGGTAAGATTCTCCATGTATACGA